GCTAAGTATGCAAAATCAAAGAAAGGAGGAAAATAATATGAAGATAGGTAAGGATAAATTAAAAATGAGTTCTGGAGAAATTCGTAAATTTGCAAGTGAAGAAAAACGTGACAACTTTGAAAAAGTAGCACAAGCAATAAAACACAATCCAGAATTCAAAGCAAAGATGAACAAGAAGAAGTAGTGAATATGCATTCACTATGAAAGGAATAATAGGATTGAAGGAAGAAGGAACACCCATATCTTTTAGTCTCCTTATACATAATTCCCTTGCGACTTTCCCTGTTTATGCAAGGAATTATCTAAGAATTCAAACTAAGAAGGGTAATCTTGTCCCATTTGAGATAAATGAAATCCAGCAATTGCTGGAGGAAATATTTGATGATATACAGAAGAAGAAAAGATTACTCAGAGTAGTTATTCTCAAGGCAAGACGTCCAGGCATTTCCACATGGGTTTCTGGTAAATTCTATTATCGGACAGCAACATATCCTAATAGATATGCCATGATAGTTACCCATGAGCCTGAGGCTACAGATTTTATTTTCAAGATGCATAAGCGTTTCCAGGAACACCTACCTGAAGCATTAAGACCTGATGAAAGATATAATAACAGACGAGTTCTTGAATTTAATAATGAAGGAGGCACAGGTCTTGATTCTGCTATCCGAGTAGGCACAGCAGGTAAGGAGGATTTTGGAAGTTCACAATTAATTCATTATTTACATCTCTGTATGCATCCTGATACACCTATCCTATTGATAAACGGTAGTGAAAGGTTGTTGAGGGATGTAGTTATTGGTGACTCTTTAGTCACCCACAATGGGAATTATGGCAGGGTATCCCACATATCCCATAAGGACAGTTCCCAAATGCCAAATGGAAATAAGGCTCTTAAAGTATCCTCTTGGCTTAGTAATTACCCAATTATAGTATCCCCTGAACATAAAATTTCTACTAACATGGGATGGATAATGGCTAAAAACCTTGATTCCAAATGGCATTTCCTATCAATGCCTATTCGTAAAATAACCAGCAAGATAAAGCATTTTGATGTGGATATCAAGAGTAAAACCTGTCCACGTATAGGATTGAGTAGCCTTCCTACTAATGAAGATGTAGGATATTTTGTGGGGTATTACCTTGCTGAGGGACATGTGAAAGATAGTAATACAAAATTTGGGGCATCGGCTATTACTTTTGCCTTAGACCAAGATGAGGAAAGGTTTGCACTGCGTGCAGTAAATGTAGTATCTGATTTCTGTAAAAAGCAACCTGTGTTTAAAACCAAACCTAATAGCAAAACAAAGACAATTACCATTAATAATACAGCCTTAGCCCAAATGATAGAAAAACTATTTGGTCGGGTAGCAGGGAAGCATATACCTGATTGGGTATTTGATTGTGGTGAGGATTTTTGCAGGGGTTTGGTTGCTGGGTATTTATCTGGAGACGGGTCGAAAACTATTGGAGGTGGAGCACAAAAGTATGGTAGTAATTCCATATCTGCTACAAGTATACGGGATTCAATCACGTATCAAATAAGGGATTTGGTAGCTTCCCTTGGGTATGGATGGGGTAGTATATCTTATAGAAAGGGAGGTGTTTACTATGGTAGGAATTGCAGCCCAGCATGGGTAGTATCCTTTAACGGGGAGTGTGGGTACCAGTTACGGAAATTAATAGGTATACCCTATGTGGAACTAAAAGAAAAATCGTTCATAGCTAAAAAATATTATATGGATTTGGGTCATAGGAAGGTATGGATACGTATTAAAAGTATACAGAAGACTACATGCAATAGGTTTATGGATTTAGAGATAGACCATGTAGACCATAGTTTCCGCACACCCAATTTTTCTGTGAGCAATTCTGAACTTTCAAAATACCCACGACATCTATGTACAAATCTCCTTCTATCTTTATTACAATGTGTACCAGATACTATAGATAGTGCTGTTATTATTGAATCTACAGGTAAAGGTGTGGGTGGTGAATTTTATGATAGATTTTATAGCAGCAGATATCTTTATGAAATGTACATTGGGAAAGATGGTAGAGCAGCCTGGAAAGAATCTATTAATGAGAAAGCTCCTCCAGAGAATGAATATACAAGTATTTTCATGCCGTGGTTTGTATTTAATGAATATAAAAATCCTGTCAGACCAGGGTTTGAAAGAACTCTTGATGAACAGATGTTAGTAGATATTCATGGTATAACAGATGAACAATTACAATGGAGAAGATATTGTATTGAAAATAAATGTCACCGTGATGTAAACCTATTTAATCAGGAATATCCCACAACTGCCAGGGACGCATTTTTGTCCTCTAATGATAGTAGATTTGATTTATTAAAATTGGATGCTCTCATAAAATTAACCAAACTTCCTAAATCCCGATATGATGTGCAATTCCCTATGGGTAATATGGTAGCTTCTGAACAAGGTAAATTAAAAGTTTGGATTGAGCCTAAATATGGATTTGAATATGTTATGGCAGTTGATGTGGCTGAGGGCATAGGAGGAGGAGATTGGTCAAGTATTGATATAATTAATGTTCGTACTGGATGGCAGGAAGCACAATGGCATGGACATATTGCTCCAGATTTACTTGGGGTAGTAGCCTACTTTCTTGGCTCAAGATATAATAATGCATTAGCGGTAGTAGAAAGAAACCAATCTGGCATAAGCACAATAGATAAACTGCTTGATTTAAAATATCCTAATGTTTATGTGGAACGTATTATTGACCCTCCACACAGACCACGCAAACGCTATGGATGGATTACTACAAAGACAAGCAAGCCACGCATTATAAATAATCTGGAAGCAGAACTTCGGGATAATACTCATGGTATTCAATGTAAAGAGACCTTTGAAGAGATGATGATGTATAAACAATTTGAGGATGGGACTACTGGAGCAGAACATGGTTGTTTTGATGATAGGGTCTTATCAATCGCAATAGGAAAATATATAGTAAGTACAAAACGAAAAGCGATTGTATCTAATCCTCTTATAAGGTATAATCAAGTGGTAAGGCAACAAGATATTCCAAAGCCTTCACCACGAGCTTGGACATAAAGGAGATAGAATATGTCATTATTACAGACAGCCAACAATCAACAAATAAATGAGATGGAGGCACAGCAAGCTATTCCCCCTGCTCCTTCCCCTATAAATACACGATTGATGACACGCTTATCTGCTTATGTGCGAGAATGTTGGAGTAAAGCATATGAAGCAAAACAACCAATTCAAACACAACTGCTTGCTAATCTCCGAAGTTTCAATGCCGAATATGACCCTATAGATTTACAGGAAATAAGAAAGTTACAAGGTAGTGAGACATTCCTATCATTAACCCCAACTAAATGTATTGCAGTCCTATCATGGCTTACTGATATTTATGACCAACCTAATCCTCCTTTTGACATTGACCCTACACCAAGACCCGAACTTCCTTTAGAATTAGAAAATCAAATACGTGTTCAGGTAATTACAGAAATTACAAGCCTTGTAAATCAGTATTGTCAACAGACAGGAAATAATCCACAGGAAATAATGACAAAAATACTTCCTGATATACGTAGAAGGGTACAGGAACGGATAATAGATAAAGCTAAGACTGGCATTGATGAACTAAAATTAACTATGTCCGACCAACTTACTGAAGGTGGATGGTATGATGCCTTCGATGAATGCTTATTCGATATTGTCGTATATAAAGCAGCTATTTTAAAGGGCCCAATTTTCCGCAAGCAGCGTAGATTTAAAAGAGTCCTTTCTCCTTCTGGACAGATGTATGTTAACTCTATTGAAGATGTAATAATTCCATCATTTGAGAGAAGAAGTCCGTTTAATATCTATCCTGCTCCACAATCAGCAGGTGCACAATCAGGATATTTATGCGACCTTGATTCTCTTTCAGTAAAGCAATTATATAATCTTATAGGAGTTGAAGGATTTAATGAAACAGCGATACGTAGAGTAATTAATATATATAAAAATGGAGGCTTGAGAGAATGGGCAAGGATGAGTTTTGAGACAACCAAACTACAAGCAGAACATCAATCTACTTATTTGGATGATGACAAGATAGACATTGTTGAATTTTGGGGAGATGTTCCTGGGGAGTTATTACTTGAAGAGGGAATGTCTGCAACTGATATTCCTGACCCTGATAAAAGATATGATGTCTGTGTATGGTTAGTCGGTGGGGAAGTAATCAAAGCAATGCTTAACCCAAATCCTATGGGTTTAAAGCCTTATGTAGTCAGGAGTTATGTTACTATCCCTGGGCTTTTCTGGGGCAAAGGTTTGCCTGAATTGATTGCTGACCTACAAAGGATATGTAATGCAATTACCCGAGCAATAATCAATAATGCAGCCATGAGTTCGGGCCCATTAGTTGAGTTGGATTCGGAAAGAATACCTCTCGGTGACAGAGCTATATATCCATGGAAGGTTATTGAATCTACAGATAAACAGATGACAGGTTCGCCTGCGGTTAGATATTACCAACCTGAAAATACAGCAGTGGCATTAACCAGAGTATTGGATGTATTTATCAGACTTGCAGACCAATATTCTGTACCAAGTTATTCTCACGGAGATACAAATATTCAAGGTGCAGGGAAAACTGCAAGTGGTCTGAGCATGTTAATGTCATCAGCTAATAGGGTTGTTAAACGTGTCGTAAAAAATGCAGACGATTTGGTTAAATCTTCCGTTATACATTTATTTTTCTATAATGTCTATTTTAATGCAGACCAATTTACATTCATTGGAGATGTAAATATAGTAGCCAAAGGCATTGGCAGTGTAATACAGGAAGAGCAACAGGCAATGAGAAGAATTGAATTTCTCAATGCTACAAATAATGCAACAGATACTCAGATACTTGGTCGGGAAGGCAGACGAGAACTCCTGAGAGAAGTAGCCGCTACTATTGATCTTGATGATCTTGCCAAAGTGTTACCTATAATTGATAATATTGATGGTCTGCGTGCAGAATTGGAACAGATAATTGCACAACAACAGCAAAATACTATGGCTCAGGCTCAACTGAGTAATGAATTAGATAAAGAGAAAATCAAAGCTGCTTCTAAAGGTGTTACTGTAAAGGGAAAAGCTCCAGCTAAGAAGCCCATGGCTTTAGACTTGGCTGGTAATCAACAGAGTGGTCAGACTGCTCGGTTATTTAAACAAAAAAGTGTAGGTCAAATGTAATGGCAAATGAAGAAGAGAAAAAACAATATACACAGGCAATAAAAATATTGGCATTGGATAGACAAGCCTTCGAGAAATTTATGGAGATGCTTGAACTAAGACGTGCCGATGTTCTTCGAGCCTGGAAATATCTCAAGGGAGATGTAGTTTATAATTATCAAGGCAGATATGCTGAGATAGATGAATTGATAGAAACTATAAGGGAGGTCGTATCGAAAATCAATGTGGGAAAAACTTAAAGAATATTTCAATAGAATAAAAGTTGAACTTGTTATCCTTGGGGTATTAAGTTTAATTTTATTTTTCTTAAAAGGTATAGATATGCGACCTATTGGAGCAGCACTTCTGCTTTATAAAGTTATTTTATTTAGTGCTTCTCAAATTCATGCACTTGCTATGCGAAAAGTATTATTTGGATATATTGATTTTAAAGTTGCCCCTATAGGACAACAAATTATGGCTATTGTCCTACATGCGAGTGCTGCATTCGTTTATGCAACTGGAGGATAAAGTGAATAAGTATGCATTATTTTTACTTAAGTTTGTAACGGGAATTATTATAATCTATATCATTATAGCTTTTATTTCCTGGATAGATTTCGGAGTTTTAAAAATTCATAAAAACTATGCGGAAGCTATAGTTGCCCCCGAGAGGGAATATCCTGATGTATACCCAAATGGTTTCAAGAGATGTAACAAATACGTTAAGGATGTGAGAATTGCCTCTTTCAAATATTTTGGCTTGGATTACCCCTATTGGAATAGTGTAGGACAACTTCAGCAGGAGTCTCTATGTAGAGCAGATGCAACTTCCTTTGATAAAGGTAAAGGTATCGTACAATTTATGAATACTACTCAAGAATATATAGAACAAGACATAGGAAAATTTGATGCCTACAATCCTAAACAGGCTATTAATGTTCAAGCTTATTACCTTCACAAATTACATAAACAAAACTTTCACCCCGAGAAAAAATTATGGGTAACTTACATGTTTTATAATTCAGGGACAGGTACGGTAAAAAAAGAATATAAGAGGGCAGGAGTGGCGGATTGGGAGACTATGAAAAATGCCTGTCGGAGAAACGTAATTACTTTACCTTCAGGTGTAAAACTTGACTTTTGTGTGGTAGGATATAATTATCCTCATCAGGTGTATAATTATGGATTGCCTTATGAGGTTTTTGAAAGTACAACATATAGATATTGGTAAAGGAAACAGGAGACATGAACCAGGAGACAGTAGATAATTTCATAGAGATGTTTAAAAATATGAAAGCGGAGGAAAGAAAAGAAGCAATGACATGGGTTTGTACTTTTTATCCATCTTTGCTTTGTGATGCTTTAGAGAGACTTTCCAAATGCTTATGTAAAGGGAAAAGAGATGGACGTAGATAAACTAAAACTTTTAATTAAAAGGAAACCAGTGCAAACAGGATTAATCATATTGGGAGTGATTATTATAGCCACAATAATTTTTTGGGGTAAATCCTACATTATGCCTAATCTTATGGATAAGTATGTTAAGACAAGGACTGAATCTATTGAACAAAAATACATACCTGAAATTGAAAAGAAGGATGCTGAAATCAAGGTACTTAAGGAAAAATTAATTAAGAGTCAAAAGAAGTATGATAATTTAACAAATCTTATTAAACAAAAAACAGAGGAGGCTAAAAAGATTGAGTTACCTAAAAATGAAAAAGAACTTAGGACTCGCTTTAACAATCTTGGTTATAAGCCTTTGGATTAATTTGTCTCCTGCTCATGCTGTGTGTTTTGATTTTGAGACTGGGAGTCGAATGGTTGTTGAGTTGGAATTAAGTCAAATTGAAAAAGAGAAGTGTACTTTAGTAGAAGAGAGCAAAAATGAACTAATGGGACAGATTGATTCTCTTACTACTATTGTTGAAAAGAGGGAACAAGAACTTGAATTAAAAGATAAGCAAATGGATGAATATAAAGGTCTTATTAAAGAACAAAACCAATTATGTAAGGAGGCTATTAAGGAAGCTAAACCATCTATCATGGATGGATTTTTAAAAATTTTAGCTGGGGTAGCCATAGGAATAGGAATAGCATTGACTTTATAAAGTTACTTCGGGAGACGTCTTTGACGCCCAAGAAGAATACCTCGCAAAGCGAGGCTCTAAAACAGGAGGAAACTTAACATGAGTATACCAAAATCAGTAGAGAAGCAAGGACAAAGAGCAGATGAGTTATTAGCTGCTCAGAATAAACCAAACCCCCCAGACCCAAATGTTACACCCCCACCAGACCCAGGTACACCGCCCTCAGACCCTAATGCACCTCCAGTAACCCCACCTGAACCTGCACCATCCGTAGTACCCCCAGTTACACCACCCGCTGCACCACCTGAGCCAGATTATTCTAAAGAGGCATATCTTACTTTACAAGGCAAATATAATGCAGAAGTACCACGCCTGTATTCTGAGATAGCCGATTTAAAAATTAGAATGGCTGAGATGGTACAGTCACATGTCGCACCTGCACCACCTGCACCTGCACCACCAGAAGATGAACCAGCAAGTATTAAGTATATGAGAAAAGAACTTCCAGAATTTGAAGGTGCTGTTACTTTTCTGGCAACTAAGATTGCAGATGAAAAATTGGCAGCGAAACTCAAAGAAATTGATGGCAGGGTTGGACAGGTAGAAGCAACAACTACAGAGACAGCAGGTAATATCTTTTATAAGTATCTGGATGACAATGTTAAAAACTGGAGAGCTATTAATAATGACCCAGGATTTCTAAATTGGTTAAGTCAACAAGATAGATATACTGGGGCACAAAAAAGCCAGTTACTTCAGGGAGCATACAATAGATTTGATGGAATTACAGTAGCTAATTTCTTCTCGGATTATGTAAAAGAGAAAAGTCCAGCTACACCTCCTGCTGCTCCACCTGCTCCAGATATAACTAAGTTTGTAGCTACACCCCCAGGTACAACTACCCCCCCTGCTGCTCCCCCACCTGAAGAAACTATGTCACGAGGAGATGTAAAAAAATTCTATGATGATGTAGCTGCTGGCAAATTCAGATTCAAGCCTGATGACATGAAAAAGACGGAAGAGAAAATCAAC